GCAGGTCCGGAGCGTCATCGACTCGTAGTCGCAGTCCACGGTGCAGCCACACGGCCACGCCCCGACCTCGCGTCCCATCGTGAACACGGTGCGGGTCGCGCTCGAGTTCGCGTACGGCTTGAAGCGCATCATCCTCGTCTCCTTCTGCTGGGCGAGCCAGCGTTGAAATGCGGCGTGCGCCGCGGGGTTGTCCCACACGGTCTTCGCCATCTGCTCACGACAGGAACGGAAGATAGAGAGCGACAGCGGAAAGAGCCCCCCCTACCCCCCCATGGAGCCCAAGTCGTACAGGGCCGGCGTGGTTGCCTTGCTGGTCGGGAGTAGGGAGTCTTCGGCCGGGACGAGGTCCCGACTGGTGGCTCATCGCCACTTCGGTCATGCCCACCGCTTTCGCGGCGACCCCTGCCGCGCGGCCAGTGCCGGGCGACGTCTCCCCTCTACGCCTGTGGTCTGGGCGGGTCAAATCGGACCTCCTTTCTGCTCGTGCTCCTTCCCCTTCCACCGCAGCCGCGGGGAGTTCCGCCACCACTCGATGCGGAGGATCAGCGCCGCGGCGAGCATCAGGACCGCGTTGAACAGCCCCACCTCCTCCACGAGCTCGGCCTTCGCCGCGCAGTAGTAGTCGCCGCAGAAGACGTGGATCGGTCGCTCCAAGTCCGGCTCGTACTCCCAGCGGATCTCGTACTCGATCGGCGGCACCGCGAGCGTCACGGCGTCTCCTCGACCTTGACCTTCTCCCAGAACTCGAGCCGCGCCTTGCAGCCGGGGCACATCTCCTCGTGCGCGTCCGGCGCCACCTCCAGCCGCACCGGCTCGCGCTCCTCGCGCTTCATCTTGCCCTCCTCGCAGGAGTCGAAGAGCGCCATCATCTGCCGCAGCCGCCTCGCCGCCATCCGCCGGAGCGGGTGCGGAAGGTCCGTCACGTCGTCGCTTTCGAGGAAGCGCACCGCATTCTCGAGGTCGCAGTGGTAGCGGATCAGCGCGTCCTGACCCGCGTTGTCGAGCCCGAGCATGCGGCGCGCGATCTTCCGCTGCCGGTCGGTCATGCGAGGAGCGCGTAGCCGTAGCGCCGCGGCTTGCCGTCGGTGTGCAGGAACTTCGACTGGATGCGCGTCTCGCGGTCGGTCGCCGGATTGTACACCTTGACGCCGTTCGGCAGGAGCGCCGTGACGGTCACCACGCGATCGGGGAAGCGCACGTCGTTGTCCTTGAGCTTGCTGCCCACCTTGAGCAGCGACGGGTCAAGCGCCATCGGGACTCTCCTCCTTCTCGATCTCCGCCTTGACGGTCTCCCACGGGACCGACGGGCGCGGGTCCTGCATCGCCTCTTCGATGGCGGCGACATCCGCGCGGTCATCCGACCGTCGTCGCACCGCGGCCACGTCCGAGTAGGCGCGCGGCTCCTCCGCGGCCTTGTCGATCGCCGCCGGCCGCACGTCGCGCAGGAGGTCATTGTCCGACCAGATGCCTTCCCACTCGCAGCCGCAGCGGAAGACGACGCGCTGGACGCCGGTGCTGTACTTGACCGCGTTCTTGATGCCGAGGTCGAAGTACATCACGGCACCCCGAACAACGCGCACAGGTCGCAGGGCGCGTCGTGGTCGATGGGCTCGTCGGGATTCATCGACACGACGAGCCCGCAATTCGGGCACTTCTTCGTCGGCCACGACGCGACCTTCCGCACGCACTCGTCAATCAACGACAGATCGAAGCGCGGCACGGGCTGGTTGATGATCCGCTCGTCCTCGTACGGCGTCAGGTCCGGGATCGGCTCGGCGAAGCCGGGCGGGGGCAAGATTCCCTTCTTCACTTCTTCCTCTCCTTCTTCTCGGGTTGCTTCACCTCGTCGGGCAGCATCATCGAGACGCCCGGCGGGCCTTCCTTGAGCCCGTCGAGGAACGACGTCGTGCTTTCGAGGCACCGATTGCACACGTCCTCGATGACCATTCGCTTCACCGGCTCCCCCTTCAGGATGATAACCAGCGACGCTCCGACTCCTTCGATCTCGCGACGGCACAGGTCGCACACGGTCACGTTCAATTCAGACTCCTCGGATCGTTGAAGATCAGATGGTGGTTGACGCAGATGAGCGCGCTGGGCGCGGGCGCCCACAGCCCGCACGGGCCTTCCTCGTGCTGGTACTCGCACGGCGCCATCATCACCGCGCACCCACATCGGAAGGTGATGCCGAGCATCGCGGTGAACGGGATGCGGTCGATCGCGTAGATGCCGAAGTCGAACATCAGCGGCGGTGCCTCCACTCCCAGAACTCGCGCCACCAGCGCGCGTGCTCCTGGCGACAGGTCTTCGGCATCAACTCCGCCGGCGGGTACCAGACGCCGTGCTCGTCGCCGCCGCGCTCGAGGTACATGCCGCAGCCGCAGCCGAACTCGACCCACGCGAACTCCGGCGTCGTCGTCATCTCCGGCCGGATCGCGACCTTCGTGATTCCGAAGTCGAACGCCCACAGCCGCTCCAGATCCGCGATGCGTGGCTTCATTCGCCCCTCCGCAGGTTGGCGTGCCACCGGGCGTGGCTATGGCGGTCAACGACGAGCTTCCCGCACAGGTCGCAAGCAGTCTTGGTGCGGTTTCGTTCGCGCCAGCGGCGAGTTGATTCGATCTGGCACGTGCGACACCCCCGACCGCCGGGGATTGGCTTGTCGTACTCGTGGCCCTTTGGGCACGTCTTCTTCGCCGCATTGTGTGCGCTGAATGAGGTGCCGCGAAGGATGTTCTCGCGCTCCGTGACAGGCTCAAGGTGTGACGGGTTCACGCAGTGAGGCACCCGACAGAGATGATCAAGGACGAGTCCGTCAGGGATCGGCCCGACGACGTACTCGTACACCACCCGATGAACACCGAGTCTCTTCCCGCGATGCATCACTTGGCCGTATTCGGTGCGCGGGCTTCCCGTCCAAATCAGACATCCGCTCTCAGTGCGCTCCGTTCGCGCGACGACGCGCTCGTACACAGGGCGTAGCTCGTCGCGGCTCATTCCTCACCTCGCTTTCTGCGCTCGATCTCGGCGCGGATCTCCCGGTTGAGCGACCAGTTTGAGCGACTAGGGTCGCTCGTGATCTTCGCAGCCGTCTCCAACCCCTCGATCACGCCCTCGCGGCGGGCAGCGGCGATGTCCGAGAAATCCGTCCCATCGTCGTGAGTGTCACACTTGTGTGAAACTGGGGTTTCGCAACATCCAGAGACATCGCAACTGCAGGTCAATGGCGCCCCCACCGTCACTCCCCCTTCGCGCTGCGGGCGCGGATCTCACAGGTATCTGAGTTTGCGCCACGCGCATCCATGCTGTGACGTGCGAGCCACTCGGGCAGGCGCAGCACGAAGCCCATGCCGTTCTCGTCCACCCACCAGTCACCACGCACGCGGGCATCCGCGATCTCGATTTGGTGGCAGTCCGCTGACGACACGATGCAGCCGCCCTTCTCCACGAGCCTGCGAATCAATTCTTCCATGTCACTCTCCCCCCTTCGCGCCGCTGCGGGTCATCGAGCAGGCTCGTAGTTGTCGAGGAAAAACTGCCGCGCGACGTACCACTGGTCGTTCGGGTTCTTGGCGTTGCGCGCGATCATCCCGCCTTCTTCGGGCGTGTCCTCTGCCGAGACGCTGATCCCACTCAGATCCTCCCCCAGAATGTACGGGCGCATCTCCTGAAGGGCGCTCTTGCGATAGTAGTTCCACGGGTTTCCCATTGTCTCATCCTTTCTTCGCTCCGCTGCGGGCGCGGATCTGGTCAAGCACGTCACTAAGCGCCAAGCTGGCTCGCGTGCCGATGTTGAACTTGGCGCGCTTGATCTCGACCAACTCGATGATGCGCTCCCGCTCCCGCGCGACCGCCGCGTCGATCCGCTGGTATTCGTCATCGCGGGCGCGGTCCAAATAGTCCGTGAGGGACTTTTCTGTTTGTCCACGCGTCGCGTCGATCTGCGCAAGTTGCGCACGAAGCCGTGCGATCTCGGGAAGCATCTTCAACGCAGCGCCGACGGCGCTAGGCCCGAACCCGGCGTTCTCGAAGCAGCGGCATCTGCCGTTCGTCCTCATGCCGCCCTTGTTCGTCGCGAATCGGCACGAGTTGTCGCCGCAGTCCAAGATGACCTGCGCCTGCACGTCTGGCGCGGGCGTCGTGGTGTCGGGCGGCTGTAGCGGGCCGACCCAGCGGTCGAAGTCGGTTGGGTCGCACTCCACCTCGGCCCCAGCGCACCAAACGCGCTTTGTTCCTCCCCGCGAGTCAGTGGTGAGTTGCACTACATTCCAGCCGTACTCGTCGTGCGCCCACCACCACCCGTCGCACGTCGGCGAGTCGTGGTGCTGCGCTTCCGGTTTCGGCACGCTGGCGATGATGGCGTCGAGTTGCTCGTCGTACAGCGCAATCCACACTTGCCCGTTCTCATTCATTACCTTGCGCGTCGCGATTGCGATTGCCCTCGCGTACTCGTCGATGGATGACATTAGCGGTACCTCGGGTCGTGCGACTGGAATGCCTCGGGGCCGTCGTTCACCATCCGCATCTCGAAACGTCCCTCGAGCTCGGGGTGGTCCTTGACGAGCCGGCGGGCGAGATACGCGCGGTAGCTGTTGTTCACCTTGAACTCGCCGCGCCACTTCACGTTCACCTCCCAGCGCACGCGCTCCGCGATCAGCGCGATGCCGAACTTTCCCGGCCGCGCGCGCGCCAACTCCAGGGCAAACCTGCTGAAGAGCTTGTAGCTCGCGGGGTTCTCCGCGATCCATCGCTCGGTCGCTTCGTGGAGGTCGTTGGGCCGCTTCACCTTACCGCCCATCGCGCGGCCTTCCGAGAAGTTTCCCGATCTCCTCGATCAGTTGAAGGAGGCTCGCTCGCTCCCAACCCAGCGTCAAGATCATGTCGTGATCCGGCGTGCAGGCTTCCCACATCGCGATGCGCGCGTAGTTTTGCACGTAGCAACCGCACTTTAGGTCAACGACGTGGCTCGCGGTTGCGCGGACGATGCCGAAGTCGAACGTCACCACGTCAGGATCGTCCAGTGGCCGTCGATCTTGCAGTTCAGCGCGAGGAAGCGCGCGCGGTACGGCGGGTTCGGATTCTCCGGCGTGCCGTACAACGAGAAGTGGCAGAACGGCAGAAGCTCCGGGATGAGGTCCAAGTCGATCCTGCCGAATGCGTGCCGCAAGAACCGGCGCCGCGCGCGCGACTCGGGCGTCGCGTCGGGGCCGACGCGGTCGATGTTCTGGAACGCCGGCGGCCAGTCTGCCGCGATCGCAGCGGTCGTGGACGTCGAGAGCAGTAGCGCCAGTGCCAGCATCGTCGTTCTCATAGGGGCTTCGTCCTCCTGATCGCGCGCACGACGTTGTCCGGCGTCGCGGCGAGAATCGCGTCGGCCTCGTGCTCGCAGCCGGCGAACAGCCGGTCGAACACGGGGGCGTCGATGAACACCACCGTCTCGTGGATGCGCGTCACGTTGAACCTGTCGATCTCCGGGAAGAACGCGAGCGCCACGCACGGCGGGCGCGCTGGTGGCGGCGGCGTGCCGCTCCCCGCGCTGTACGCGATGATCGCGATGACCGAGATGGTCGTCACCGCTTGCGGCCAGTTCATCCTCGTCTCCTTCCGTTGCAGCGCGTAACGCGCCGTATCAGGTGAACGTCGGCTGGAGCGTCGGCACCTCGACGATGTAGATGATCCGGTGGACGGCGACGTCCACCATGACGTGCGGCCGGTCGTCCGCCGGCGCGACATCGAGCAGCGTGACCCAGCCGTAGGTGTCCACGCGCATCTGCGAGCACTTCATCACGCCGCTCGACTCGATGCAGACCTCGTACTTGCCGGCCTTGCGCGTCGCCTTCCGGATCAACGGCGGAAGCTGGTCGAACCACGCCTTCACCACTTCGGAGTCCTTGCTCTGCTTGCGCGTCGCCGTCGGCAGCGCGCTCACCTTCGTCAACTTCTTCGGGGGCATCACTTCCTCACTTCCATCTGTCGTTGCGCGGTGGACGCCGCGATCGCACCATCACGAGCCCAACCGCTCGTGCGACACGTCACGACGCGCCCGCAGATTTCTCCGTCGATCGGATACCAGCGTCCGTTCAAGTCTTTGTCGCAGATCGCGACGCATCCGCACCGGAAGCGAACGCGGCACATCCCGACGCTCGGCCGGTTCTTGACGCTCGCGATCCCGAGGTCAAATACTGTAGTACGTGACCGGGTAGCCGCCGTGGGCTTCGATGATGGCTCGCAGGAGCTCGGAGTAGTTGGCGACGACGGGAAATCCTTCCCGGTCGCCTCTGAGGTGGAGTCGATGGGTACCGTTGGCACCCTCGATGACCGCGTTGACCGCAGCCAAGTCAACAACCGTCCGCTGCCTTTCATCGCCGAACTCCCACACCGTTGCGCCGACCTTTCGCATCGTCGTCCTCCACGTATTCGACCGTTGCCTTGCCCCCGCTCTTTGCGATGCGCCGCGTGATCGCGTCAGCCTTCTGCCGCATCCACGCACGCGTGAAGTCGTCATCGCCGCCCGGCAGCGTGTACGACATGCCCGGCGACTCGCCGAACTTGACGGTCACGAGCCACGGCACGACTGCCTCCGATCCGCGCCGTCGAGGACGAGCCGGTCGTACGCGGAGATGCGCGAGTACATCGCGTCGTCGAAGCGCGTCGCGACCTCGTCGCCGGTGAGGTTCGTCGTGACGACCGTCGGCCGGCGGTGGTTCGCGCGCTCGTCGAGGACGTCGAGCAGCAGCGATAGACTCGCGTCGCCGGCGCGCCCTTCGTGCCCGAGGTCGTCCACGACCAGCAGATCGGGGCGCGTGTACGCGGCCATCGCGGTCTTCTCGTCGCCACCGTCCGTGTAGCTCGCCCAGATCGACCGCTGGAGCTGGCGGGCCGTCGAGAAGAACGCGCGGCGCTTCTGGCGAATGAACGCGCGCACGAACGCGCAGCCGAGGTGCGTCTTCCCGCGGCCGGGCTCGCCGGCGAGCAGCAGGCCGGGATAGCGCGCGTCCTCCGGTGGCGAGGTGAGCCGGATGTAGAGGCGCGTGAGGTCGGCGCTGATCTGCGGGAAGTCGTTGAGCGAGGCGCGCGCGAAGAGCGGGGTGACGCCGGCGAGCACGTCGCGTTCGTCGTCGCTCGGCCCGCTCGCCGTCGAGCCCTCCGGCAGCTTGAGTTCGCGCGCGCGCCGCTTCGCGACGTCGGCGAGTCCGGCGAGCCACGCTTTTTGCGCTTCGGGGTCGCGCGGTCGCGAGGCGAGGTACTCCGAGATCGAGGTCATGCCCGCTTCTCCCACGACGAGAAGTCCTTTCCGCCCTTCCCGGGCGCCGGTGCCGGGTCGTCTTCCCAGCGTCTCTGGTTCAGGAACGTGCTGGCGTGCGGGATGAACTTCCCGTCGTCGCGCGTCCACTGCTTCGTCCGCTTCAGTCGCTCGAGCGCGGCCATGAGCGGCGCCACGTCCGCCTCGGTGACGCGCTTCCACGCCGCACGCGCCGCCTGCTTGCCGGTGCGGACGCCCTCGCGTGGCGGGTAGGCGATCCAGAACGCCTCAAATGCCGTCGCGTCCGCCCCCCTCTGCACTCCCCCCGGAGAAGAAGAAGAAGCATTCTTGTACTCTTCTACCATATGCATGCCGCATGCATCGTCGATGCATGATGATGCATCGTCCATACATGGTAAAAGTGAAGCTGGTTCGCGGGGATGTAAATTCTGGTGACGTCTGAATCCTGGAATCCGGATGAGCGCCTGACCGTTTTGCTCATATCGGACAATCAGGAAATCAGGATGACGCGCCAAGTCATCGAGCATCGAAACGATGTCGACGTCGTCGTAGGGAAGGCACTCGATCTTGAGGCGAGCGGGCCGGTCCTCGAGACGGCCGGCGCGGTCAGCCTGACACCACAGACCGATGAACAGCAGGCGATGCAGCGGCGGCAGGTCGGCCAGCCGCTCGTGCTTGAAGAACTCGGGCTTGATCCACCGCGACCTAGCCACGGTGTTCGCTCCGATGGCACGGCCGGCAGAGGCTCGTCAGGTGGTTGTCCGGCGACGACCACGGAGGCTTCCCGCGGAGGTACCGGAGGTGATGCACGTCGCTCGCCGGAGCTCCGCATCGCGTGCAGGCGAAATCGTCACGGGTGAGGATCTGCATTCGTCGGTGCTGCCACTTCGGGTCGCGCAGCAGCCGTGCGTACCCGTTTCCGCGCTGGCGACGCCGAGTCACAGCGCGGGACACGCGCTGGCGTTGCTTCAGCAGCCACTCCCCGTGCATCGCGTAGGCACGGCGGAGAGGCTCCGGCACATCGGACTTCAATGCCCCCTCGTTCCACGTCAGGCAGAGCAGGTCGACCAGTGCGGCTCGATCGTCCGCGCCGAGCCGCCGCACGCGCGGGTCGGCCATCCACTCGGTCGCGGGGAACGGCATCCACGGTAACTCCCCCATCATCCCCCCTTGCGAATTTACGCGAGGCGCTTGCACGTTGCTCCCCGTTCGGTGTAATCGCTTCTCCCGCCGAGGTAGCACGATCCGCTTGACAAGGTCAAGCCCCAAGTGATACCAACGGTCGCATGACAGCAAAACCGCAGAAGGGCGCGAGGAACCCGCGCCGGTACGTCGTGCTCCCACGGGACATCGACGACGCCGCGCGGAAACAGGCGGCGCGACGCGGGCTCAGTCTCTCGTCGCAGCTTTGTGCGTACGTCGTGAACGGACTCCGGGACGACGGAATCACGCTCCGGAAAGCGCGAACGTGAGCGGCCGGCGAAAGAAGGCGCTCGACGTCCTTCGTCGCGCGCTCATGGTCGGGACAGCGAAGGCACGCGCGTTCCGGAAGTTCATCCGGCGGCAGCAGGAGAAGCCGCTCTCGCCGCGTCAGCTGAAGGTGGTCGACGCCTCGATGTGGCGCGCGAAGCGGTTCCGCGAGAAGGCGGACGAGTCGCGAAAGGCTCACCTCAAGCGTGTTCACGCCCGGATCAGTGGCAAGCCGGCCGATTGGCCGAAGATCAAATCGGCGGCGCTCGGTGAGGGCTGATTCCGGGCTCTGGGGTCCGGGCGCGACGCTCCTGGACGAAGAGCCGCCCATGGGTGAGACGCGGGGCGCGGCCCCGCAGAAGGAGACGAGGATGACGACACCATCACGACCCGCGCCGCGCGGCTTCGTTCCGCCAGGAGCGGCGGCGCCGGCGCCGAAGACGCGCCCGCGCCGCGTGACGCTCGAGACGGTGGTGCGCGGCCGGACGGTCAAGCCGCCGCGCATCACGATCTACGGCACCGAGGGTGCCGGCAAGACGACCGCCGCCAGCGAGGCGCCGAACCCCATCTTCATCGGCGTCGAGGACGGCACCGGCCTGATCGACGTCGCGCGTTTCCCGCTGCCCGACGACGTAACGCTCGACGACATCCGCGACGCGGTCGCGGAGTTGACCGACAAGCCGCACGACTACAAGACGATCGTCCTCGACTCGCTCGACTGGATCGAACAGGTCGTCTGGCGTGACCTCTGCACCGAGGAGCGCGTGTCGTCGATCGAGAAGGTCGGGAAGGGCTACGGGAAGGGCTACACCGCGGCTTTCGAGCGGACCAAGGCGCTCGTCGCCGACCTCTCGCGCCTGCGCGACAAGCGCGACATGACGATCGTGATGATCGCGCACGCACAGGTGAAAACGTTCTTGAATCCGGCCGGCGACGACTACGACCGCTACTCGCCGAAGCTGCACAAGGCGACGGCCGCGCTCTGGTGCGAGTGGTCCGACGTCGTCGGATTTCTCGATCAGGAGACGCTGGTCGTCGAGGACGAGGACACCGGCCGCGCGAAGGGGATCGCGACCGGCAAGCGCCTGCTGCACGTCACGCACGCCGGCGGCTGGTACGCGAAGAACCGCTACAGCATGGCGTCGCCGGTCGTTATGCAGCACGGTGCGATGTGGGACGCGATCAAGGCGGCGATCGACGCCGGCGTGCCGCGCGACCCGTCGGAGATCGGCGCGGCGATCGCGCGCACCGTGGAGTCGTACCCGGAGGTCGCGGCGGAGATCGCGAAGTACATCGAGTGGGCCGGGATGAATCCGGTGAGGCTCGAGCAGTTGCACCAGCGCGCGATCGCGCTGGTCGAGGCCGCGGCGAACGCCGCGCTGGAAGGACAGAAGGAGGCGAGCGATGTCGGATGACGCGAATCTGCTGCCGAAGGGCAGGTACACGGGGCGCGCGGTGAGCGCCGCGCTGGGCATGACCGGAGGCGACAAGCCGCAGGTCGCGGTGATGTTCGAGCTCGTCGAGCCGGCCGGTTGGCGAATCGGCTGGTACGGGTACTTCAGCGAGAAGACCGAGGAGTCCACGCTGAAGGGGCTCTTCGCCTGCGGCTGGGACGGCGAGGACATCCGCGTCCTCAACGGCATCGACCAGAACGAGGTCGAGCTGGTCGTGGACATCGAGGAGAACGAGGACAAGAACGGGCAGCGGCTCGGGACGTTCCGCAACCGCGTGCGCTGGGTGAACCCGGTCGGCGACGCGACGATGCTCCTCAACAAGACGATGGACGACGCGACCGCGGCGCAGTTCGCGACCGCGATGCGTGGTCGCGCGGCGCAGTTGAAGCAGAAGCTCCAGTCCGGGAAGTCGGCCGCTCCCGCCGCGAAGGGTGCGGCCGGCGCCGACGCTCCGCCGCCGGCGGACGAGCCGCCGCCGTGGATGCGCTAAGGAGCAACGCGCTCACGGCGTCGCGCCTGTCGTGCGCGCGGACGTGCCAGCGGAAGTACTACTTCGAGTACCAGCTTGGAGTGCGCCCAGTTGGCCGTTCGCGCGCGCTGGCGTTCGGGACCGCGATCCACGAAGGGCTCGCGGCATGGTGGTACTTCTACCTCGCGGACGAGAACGAGCGCATCGAGCGGATGCTCGCGGCGTTCCGCGTCTCCGCGATCCAGGAGGAGCTTGATCCGTTCGACGCAGCGATGGGTGAGGAACTTCTGATCGGCTACCACTTCCGATGGAAGGACGAGCCGTGGGAGACGGTGGCGGTCGAGGTCGAGTTCGACATCCACCTTCGCAACCCGACGACCGGCTACCCGTCGCGGACGTTCAAGCAGCGCGGCAAGGTGGACGTGGTCGCGAAGCATCTGCCCAGCGGGCGCATCAAGGTCGTCGAGCACAAGACGGCGGCGTCCGACATCTCGGCTGGCTCGGACTACTGGAAGCGCCTGACGCTCGACGGTCAGGTGACGCTCTACGTGGACGGCGCGCGGTCGCTGGACCCGTCGTTCATCGACATCGACACCGTCACGTACGACGTCATCAAGAAGCCCAGCTTGATGCCGGCGAAGGCGACGCCGGTGGAGGAGCGGAAGTACACGCAGAAGGCGTCGAAGCTCGGCGACGGCACGGTGCGGCCGACGGGCTCGCTCTACGCGGGGCAGCGCGAAGAGGACGAGACGGTGGGGGAGTTCCGCTCGCGGATCGCCATGGCGATCGCCGAGAACCCGGACGGGATGTACCGGCGCGGTGACGTGACGCGGCTGGAGGAAGACCTCGACGAGTTCCGCTTCGACATCTGGCAGATCGCTGAGCAGATCCGCGAGTCGCACAACGTCGGCCGCTACCCGCGCAACTTCGATGCGTGCTGGCGGTACGGCATCTGCCCGTACTTCCCGGTCTGCACGAACGAGACGTCGATCGAAGATCCGACCCTGTACAGGAAGCTCGAAACGGTGCATCCAGAATTGGGGTCGTGAGCCATCAACCCGGAGAGGAGGTGAGAGTATGGCGAAGGGAACGAAGAAGCCGATGCCGTTCGGCAAGGGCGGCAAGGGCGGCAAGGGGAGCAAGGGCTGCTGATCCGACTGCCCCACCAAGACAAGGTGGTCGGACGATGCGCCGACCCGGTGGCATAGGGTCGCCGGGCCGGCGCTTCTGCATCGGGAGGTGGACGTGGAGACGAAGGAAGTCAGGATGTTGCCCGTCAAGCTGACGGCGGAGGAGCAGCGCGAGCGCGGCGTCGCGCTCTCGACGAAGCTCGGCGAGAAGCTGGACCTCGAGACGGCGCTGAAGGATCACAGCGACGGCGAGAAGACGAAGATCAAGAACGCCGAGAAGGAGGCGCTGCGCCTCTCGACCATCGTGCGTTCCGGCGAGGAGCCGCGCGAGGTGGAGTGCCGCTGGACGGCGGACTACGAGTCGTCGCAGATGGTCTGCTACCGCACGGACACCGGCGAGCAGATCGACTCGCGGCCGATGACGCTGAAGGAGCGGACTCGGAACCTCTTCCCGATCGACGGCGGGCGTGGCGCGGAAGCCAGCGACACCGCCGGCTGATCTTCCCGTCCCGCTGCGCCTCGTCCTGGAGGGGGCTCCGCGGACGAAGAAGAACAGCCCGGACATCATCCGGGTGCGCGGGCGCCGGATGGTGATTCCGAGCCGCGCGTTCCGCGCCTACGAGGAAGCGTGCCTGTGGCAGCTTCGCTCTTGGCGGCGCGAGCCCATCGACGGCTGGGTCGCCTGCGCCGCGGTCTTCTATCGGGACCGCGACGTGGGCGATCTGAACAACTACACGTCGGCGCTCGCCGACATCTTGGAGAAGGCCCGCGTCCTGACGAACGACCGGCTGATCCGAAGCTGGGACGGGTCGCGGCTCGAGAAGGATGCCGCACGCCCGCGCGTCGAAGTGCTACTCTCGCGCTTCGATGGCTAATCGGCAGATCCGCGTTCCCCAGCGTGCCCATTCCGCGTTCCGCCCGCGCGCGTTCGCGAACCCCGGAAGGTGGATCGCACCGCGCGAGTGCTCGCGCTGCCTCTTCCCGGCAAAGTACATGCCGGTGGACTTGGCGGCGATTTCGGGGTACCTCGACCTCGGCAGCAGTCCGTTCCCTACGCAGTTGGAACGGGAAGCTCGGCACCGTGGGCATGTTGGGGAGGCGATGGCGGAGACGGACAAGGTGAAGAGCGGCGATCTGGGCGACGAGTACGTCCGGACGTTCTCCCGTGCGCTCTCCGCCGTGGACTACGTCATCGAGAAGGCGAAGGAGGAGGGCCAGCTAGAGGTCATCCTCACCGCCGCGAAGGTCGGCGCCGAGATCGGGAAGATGCAGGCCGCGATCGCGGACGCCGTCCCGATCCGTGGCCGTGGCCGGCCGACGAAGGAAGAGGTCGCGGAGCGCACGAGCCCGGACATCCGGGACGAAGACTTCGACGCCGCGCTCGAGGACTTCCAGGCGACGAAGTGAAACTCGACGAGCAGAAGCAGAAGGTTCTGTTCGCCGCCGCGAGGAAGAGCCTCGCGCCCTACATGCGTCTCCAGTGGCCCGGCTGGAAGCGCGGCCGGCACATCGACCGGCTCATCCGGAAGCTGCATCAGGTCGAGCGCGGCGAGGTCGATCGGCTGATCGTCCTCATGCCGCCGCGGCATTCCAAGTCGATGACGGTCAGTCACTACTTCCCGGCGTGGTGCCTCGGGAAGAACCCCGACTGGCAGATCATCGCCTCGACGTACAGCCAAGACCTGTCGAACGGGTTCGGCCGCAAGGTGCGCGACTACATCCGCGACCCGCGGCACCGGCGCGTGTTCCCGGAGTCGCGCATTCTGCCGGAGGCGTCGGCGAAGGACCACTTCGTGACGACCAGCGAGGGCGTCTACGTAGCTGTCGGGCGCGGGGGAACAGTGACCGGAAGAGGGGCGCATCTCTTCGTGGTCGATGACCCGGTCAAGGACAAGGTCGAGGCGACGAGCGAGACGCTGCGGAAGTCGCTGCACGAGTGGTTCCAGACCGTCGCCTACACACGACTCCAGCCCGGCGGGCGCATCGTCATCTGCCAGACGCTCTGGAATGAAGACGACTTGGCCGGCTGGTTGATGCGCGAGCACATGGACGACGGCTGGGAAGTGCTGTCCATGGCCGCGATCGCGGAGCAGGACGAAGAGGTGGACGGCGCGCTGTGGCGCGAAGAGGGTGAGGCTCTGTGGCCGGAGTTCTGGCCGCTCCACGAACTCGAGCGGAGGCGCGCGATGCTCTCGACCGAAGACTGGCTCTGCCTCTACCAGCAGAAGTGCATCTCGGACGCCGGCAACGTCTTCAAGGTACGGTGGTTCGACGACGCGATCCACGTCGGCATCAACCAGTCGAACCCCTTCGATTCGCGCGGGATGACGAAGTACATCGTGGTCGATCCCGCGAACAGCAAGAAACGCACGAGCGACTACACGTCGATGTGGGTCCTGGGGCTGGGCGCCGACGAGAACATCTGGGTGCTCGACATGCTGCGCGACCGGCTCGACACGCCCGGCCAGCGCGCCGACGCGCTCTTCGCGCTGCACCGCAAGCACAAGCCGATTCAGGCGGTGCTCTACGAGGAGTACGGGCTCTCCGGTGACGTCGCGACGATCCGCGAGCGCCAGCTACAGCCGCCGGCCTACTGGTTTTCGATCCGGTCGGTCGGCGGGTCGCTCGCGAAGACGGAGCGCATCAAGCAGCTCGAGCCGTTCTTCCGCGCCGGCCGCATCCGTCTGCCCGAGCAGTGGTGGACGACGTGCGAGGGCAAGGAAGTGGACCTCGTCAAGGAGTTCAAGGCGGAGTACAAGGCGTTCCCGAAGGGCGCGCATGACGACATGCTCGACGCGCTCGCGCGCATCAGGACCGAAGGAATCACGCTCGACTTCCCGCAGACCGCGGAGGAGAGGGACATGGACGAGATGTACAACACGGGGCGCAGCGCGCTCTACGGGAGCGCCGACACCGGCGCGACGTGGCTGTCCGAATGATCGACGATCGCGAGTTCGACCAGTTGCTCACCGAGGCCGCGGCCGAGGAGCGTCGCGAGAACGAGATTCGGCGCTCGACGCCGGTCCCGAACTTCAACCTGCCGCCGAAGAAGAAGACCGACACGCCGCCGGAGCTTTCCGCGGACGCTGACCCGGAGGCATTCCTCTCTGCGGTCGCGGATCTGCTTATGGCGATCTCTCCGAAGCGCGCGGACCACCAGCCGTTCACCGATCGGTGCATCGCGTGCGAGCGGCGCGGCGTCCACAACCGCGTCCAGATCCGGTGCGAGTGCCCGTGCCATCGGGTGAGGACGTTCCTGGGGCAGTGAGATGGGCTTCCACGACGTAAAGCACAAGCCTGCGGAGCTCGACGACGTCCTGCTGGACGAAGAGGTCGATCCGCTCGTCAAGCGCGCGCGCATCAACATCCGCGAGGCGGAAGAGGGGTCGCGTAAGGACTGGCTCGACGAGTACAAGGAGTGCCGCGCGTTCGTGGCCGGCGACCAGTGGCCGGATGCCGACGAAGAGGTTCTGAAGAAGAACCAGAAGCCGAAGATCACGTTCAACCGCTCGGCGCCGCTGATCGAGGTCGTCGTCGGCACCGAGGTGAACCAGCGGCGGCGGATGATCTTCTCGCCGCAGGACCGCTTCTGGAAGTCGTCGCAGGCGACATCCGACCTCGCGACATCGGCCGTCGATTGGGCGCTGGAGCTTGCGAAGGCGCCGCACGCGCGGTCGCGCATCTTCCGCGACGCGCTGATCGGCGGGCTCGGCTGGGGCTACTACTACATCGACACCGTCGTGGACCCGAATGGGCGGCTGGCCGTCAAGCGGGTCGATCCGGTGGAGATGGTTCACGACCCCAACGCGCGCGACACCAATTGCCGCGACATGCGCTGGTGCGCGCGGAAGCGCCGCTGGTCGCGCGAGGAGATCCGCGACGAGTTCGGCATCGACGTCGGCAAGTCGGGCGACTCGGGCGACTATCTCGGCTCGACGGTTGACGTGGGCGACGACGAGTGGTCTACCAGCGTCGTCCAGCATCATCCCGATCCGTGGCGGATGGGATCGCAGGAGCGGAAGGGGGCGCGAGACTCCGACGAGGGGAGCGACAGCGACCGCAAGAAGCACGTCGTCGTCGAGTACCAGAGCTACGAGCTCGAGAAGTACGTCCGGGTGCTGTCCGAGGACATCCCGTACGAGGAACTGGGCATCGAACGGCCGGAGGGCGCTGCGCCCGCTCCGCCACCGCCGATGCCGATGGGTATGCCGCCGGGGGGTTCGGCCTCGTCTCCTTTCCCCCCGGACGGCATGGCGCCGGGCGGTGGTTCGCCGCCGCCCGGCGCAGAGATGGCTGGACCGATTCCTTCGGGTCCGGCCGCACCTGCACCGGGGGGGATGCCGGCGACTCAACCTGCGCCACAGGGACCACCGGCTCCCGCAGCGGGACCTCCCGGAATGGGTCCTGGAGGCCCCGCCCCCGGTGCCCCGATGCCCGGCGGAATGCCGCCCGAGGCGATGGCTGCGATGGGCGGGATGCCGCCCGGTGGCCCGCCGCCCGGCCCGCCGCCGGTGCCGTCCGCTGCCGAGATGCCGGACGAGGACGGCCACGATCACCCCGAGGACGAGGAGCACTGGGTCAGCTACTCGCTCGAAGATTTCGAGGAGATCGCGACCGCCATGGCCGACGCCGGCATGGAGCCGCCGCGGTCGATGAAACTGAAGCGCCGCGCGTACAAGCAGCTCTTCTACTGCAAGAACAAAGTTCTGCGGAAGCAGGACATGGACGTTGACGAGTTCACGTACCGCGCGCTGACGTGCAAGTGGGACGACGAGAACAAGGTCTGGTACGGCCTGATGCGCGCGCTCATGGACCCGCAGCGCGCCGCGAACAAGTGGCTCTCGCAGGGCATCGCGATGTTCAACAGCAGCGCCAAGGGTGTGCTGCTGATCGAAGAGAACGTCGTGAGCAACCCGCGCTCCCTTGTCTCGGACTGGACGCGCCCGAACGGCATCATCCAGTTCAAGCCCGACACGCTCGCGCAGCAGCGGTATCAGGTGGTGCCGCCGCCGCCGTTCGCCGAGGCGCCCGCGCAGATCATGCAGTGGTCGATCGGCGCGATGCACGACGTGACCGGCATCTCGGTGGACATGCAGGGCAACGGACAGGGCGACCAGTCGCCGACGACGATGCAGAAGCGTCAGTCGCAGGCGATGACGGTGCTCGCGACCGTGTTCGACGCGCTCGACGAGTACCGCGAGGACGAGGCATGGCTCGCGCTGAAGATGGTCAAGGAATACTTGACCGATGGACGGTACATCCGCGTTTCGGGCACCTATCCGGCGCAGAAGAAGTACATCCGACTCCTGAAGGAGGAGTTTGCGAACGAGTACGACCTTCGCCTCGACGACGCGCCGCGCGACCCGAATCAGCGCATGGCCGTCTTCCAGATGCTTCAGCCGATGCTGTCGCTCTGGGAGCGCGAGGGCGGAGTGCCGGACCCGATCAAGGACTTCTTCCCGCTGCCGGCGTCCACCGTCGCTGACTGGAAGAAGTGGGACGCGGACAAGAAGGCCGCGCCGCCGCCGCCGCCGCCGAAGGATCAGGACCCGGAGTTCATCAAGGCCGAGATCGCGTACAAGAACGCGCAGGCCGCGCTGATGAACGCGCGCGCGAAGGCGATCCTCCAGGAATCGACGATGGGGATGCTGGAGACGGCGCAGGACATCGACATCGAGAAGAAGAAGTTGCAGTTGAAGGCTGCGGAGATCCAGATTCAGCTTCAGCAGTTGGATCTGCACGCGAGTCACAAGACGCGCGAACTGGACATGAAAGAGGATGAGGGAACCCTGAACGCGCTCGAGGCGAACAAGCGATACGAGTCGGCTGGGTTTCCGGGGGAGTGAGGTGAGGCATGGCGTTTCCGAGGGGTGAGGAGCCGACTCTCGACGAGCTTCGGGAGTCGAGCGGATTCGATGCGGGGGTGGGGGGCGACGACGAGTCGTCGGATGGGGATTTCGGCGGCGGAGGTGGGGAGCTTCCGTCCGCCGATTTCCCCGTCGCGGACTCGGGCGGCGAGCAGCAGGGCGGAGCGCGCAAGGAGGACTTGACGCTCGCCGTCCGGCAGTACCGCGACGAGCTCAAGCAGTTGAAGGCGGCGCGCGACATGGACACGGCCGAGCTTCGCGAGCTTCGCCAGTGGCGCGCCGAGGTGCAGTCGGCGATCCGCGAGCAGCGCGCGGAGGAGGCCCGGCGCGCACAGGAGGCGGCGAAAAACGCCGATCCGGAGCCGGACCCGATCCTCGAGCCGGACAAGCACGAGGAGTGGAAGGCGCGGCGCGAGCAGGCGCGTTTCGAGGAGGTGAACCAGAACCTCCAGCAGACGCAGCGCGCTGTTCAGGAGCAGCGCCAGATGCTCCTCGCGCAGACGATCGAGAACTCGGTGCGCGACTCGATCACGAACTTCTCCCGGACGAAGCCCGACTACGACGCGGCGTACAACTTCCTCGTCGAGAACGTGGCGAACGGTTTCCGGCGGATGGGCTACTCCGACCCGGAAATCTTCGGCGAGGGCGGCAAGCTCTACCAGGAGCGCGACCGTCTCTTCCGGCAGATCATCGAGATCCATCCGAGCGGCGCGTGGCGCTGGGCGCAGGACCCGGCCGCGGCGCTCTACAACGCGGCCGTCCAGTACGGCTGGAACGCGGCGGCGCAGCCGGGGGCGACCCAACCCGCCAACGGGCGCCGTCCCGCGAACGCGCAGAGGCGACCGGCCCGCGACCCGGCGGCGCTCGAGCGCGCAGCGGCGGCGGCGGCTGGCGCGGGTGGCGGCGCCACCACCGCCGGCGAACAACTCACCGCCGAGAAGCTGCTGAACATGAGCCCGCGCGAGCGCGCGTGGCTGGAGCACACGCGCCCGGACCTCGTCGAGCGCATTCTGGAGTCCGTGTCGAGGTAGTTCGCTCTTGACCTGACGACGACTTTTCGTCATCAGGAGAATCGAAGGGTAGTCCTTCTACGGGGTTTGCAGGAGCCTCGTAGAGCTTGGCGGTCCCGCAAGGGACCGCGAGGCTCACCGCCGACGCCGGGGGCGCAATTCCGGTGGGGCGAAAGCCCGTCGCGCATGGGTGAGCGCGGATCTGACCCACGCAGGGGCAGCACGTAACGCTGCGAGCCGCATCCGGGCTGCGAAATCGGATGGCTCCCACGGGAGCGCGCCTCCTCGAGCGTAACGAGGGCAACCGTCAGAAGTTGTCTTTGACAAACGCACGAGGAGGTAATCGTGGCAGCTACCGTAATCACGCGCGAGCACGCGCTTGCAGTCCGTCTCTGGGCGCAGAGCCTCGACGTTCAGGCTCTCCACAACACCGAGGCCGACAAGCTCGTCGGCGAGGGTCCCGCGTCGATCGTTCGTCTCCGTGACGAGCTCACGAAGGGCGCCGGTGATCGTCTCACCATCGGCTTCCGCGGCCAGCTGACCGGCGACGGTCAGATCGGCAACGCGACGCTCGAGGGCAACGAGGAGGATCTGACCCTCTACGCCGACGACGTCTACATCGACAACTCGCGGCACGCCGTCGGCATCAAGGGCGTCATGTCGCAGCAGCGCACGCTGTTCGACCTCCGCAAGGAGGGCAAGAGCGGCCTCGTCGATCACTGGCGCCGGAAGTTCGACATCGGCCTCATCAATCAACTCGCGGGCAACACCGCGCAGACCGATCGTCGCTGGACCGCGAACAACGCGGTTCGCACGCCGACGACCCGCATCTACGCGAACGGCGCGACCTCGGCGACGTCGCTCATCGACACCAACTTCCGCTTCTCGCTCGATATGATCGACAAGGCCGTCTACACGGCCGAGACGATGGAAGTGCCGATCCGCAAGGCGGACCTCGGTGGCGGCATGGAGGGCTACTGCGTCCTCATCCATCCGGCGCAGTTGCTTGACATGCGCCTGGACATGAGCGAGGGCCAGTGGAACGACATCCAGCGCGCCGCGATGATGGGTGGCGAGATCAGCAAGAACCCGATCTTCACGGGCGCGGCTGGCTACCACAACAACACCGTCATCCGCGTCGATCCGCGCGTTTGTTGGGGCAACGACACCCAGCTCAATCGCATTCACAAGACGTCCCTCGGTGCGGCCGCAGCGGGTACGACCAACGTCGCGCGCGGCATCTTCATGGGCGCGGGCGCCGGCGCGATCGCGTTCGGCCGCGCGGGCAGCATGGAAAAATTCCGCTGGGAGGAGATCCTGCGCGACTACTCCGACTTCTACGGCGTCGCCGCGGGCTGCGTCTGGGGCGCGTCGAAGATCCAGTACAACGGCACCGACTACGGGGTCATCACCCTCGAGTCGTACTCGCCCGGCGTCTGACGCGGCGTAGCGGGAGAAGGAGAAGCAGAGATGGCGACCTACTACGCAGACAACAACGGCAAGACGACCGCGTCGCCGAAGCGGTACAACCCGACCGGAGAGGTGCTTCGGTACTTCTACTGGGTGCCGACCGTCGCGCTCGCGACGAACGACATCGTGATCCTCTCGCAGATCCCCGTGGACCTGTCGATCACGACTCCGGCCGGCACGGACCCGCGCGCGACCTATGTGCTCGGCGTTCACTTCCAGATCGGCGACATCGACTCGGGCACGTCGCTCACGTTCAGCCTCGGCGACGGCGCGGGTGCAATCCTCTCGAGCCTCACCGGCGGTCGTGCGACGGGTCCGTTCGTCGTGTCGTCGTTCGATCCGGCAGTCGCGGAGACGGCTGCGGCGTCGGCGACCAGCGGAAGCTGGGGTGCCGGCGTGTGGCCGCGTCGCTACACCGCGGCTACCGACATCCGGATGACCGTGACGGCCGGCGTCGCCGGTCTTCAGGCTTCGCCGGGCGCGATTCAGGGCTACGTCCGGTACACGTCCGCCGAGGCGTTCTGAGCGCGCGCTAGCGCGGGAGGACTCTGATGGCGACCTACTACTCGGACCTCGCGGCTGATCCCAGCCGGATGTACGACCTGGAGGGAGCGGCGCTTCGTGCGCCGTTCACCCTCACCATTTCCGTCGCGGTGGCGACGGGCGACCTGTTCTATCTCGCCCCGATCCTGCCCGGCTCGACGGTCTGCGGCTACCTCATCGAGTGCCCGGACCTCGACACCAACGTCTCTGCGACGGGTACCTGCGAGCTCGGCGACGCCACCACCACCAACCTCTTCGTCCCGTCGTCGAACGCGGCGATCCAGAACCAGTGCCGATTCTCCTCGGTGGTGGACGACGGGCTGTCGAGCGACACCGTAGGCTGCGCGCTGGGTGCGCTGCCGCTGGCGTACACGGCCTCCAGCTACCTCGTCCTCAAGCTCACCGGCACGGTGGCGACGGCGCGTAGCTCGGGCACGATCAAGGGCTACCTCGACTACGTCATGGTGCCCAAGTACCGCAGGCCGCGCCGGGCATGAACACCGGCGGGCCGACGATCTCGGATCTTGCCGGTCCCGGCAGGAAGCCGCAGGTTCTCACGGCGACCGGGTCGGTGGCGACGGCGACACTTCTGCCGGCCGTCGTCGCCGCGCCCGGTGCCGGGAAGCGCATCGTGGTGCTGGGGGTGTGCGTCACGACGAACGGCGCGGTGGGCCTCGTCAGCTTGAAGAACGGCTCGACCGTTCTCTGGCAGGCGTACGTCGCGTCGCCGTCGCCGGTGCCCGACAACCCGGCGAACGGACAGCCGGTGTGCGTCGTCACGGCGAACACCGCGCTCGACTTCCGGAACGATGCGGCCGGCACCTCCACGGTGAACGTCCGCTACATCATCGAGGCGGTCGTCTGACCGGCCTCGCGTCAAGGAGAAGAACGTGAAGCAGAACAAGGAAGGCCACGAGAGCTCGCCGGCCCCCAACGATCTCGCCGAGGGCGTGAAGGGTTCCAACGTCCAGTTCGGCAAGCTCGACGGCGCGAAGGGCGCGGAGATGGTCGGCAAGCGGCCGGACCCGCCCTACAAGCCCGGCAAGTCGTCCTGAAGAGGGAGTAGCCCTCCTTCTCCGGGCGCCGCCGTTCACGCGCATCGGCGGCGGCGCCCGGCTCCCCTTTCCCCCACCTGATGCGCGCGAGGAGCCCGGCGCGTGGCGACGTACGGCGACATGAAGACGGCCATCGCGG